AAGAACAAAGAATTTGAATCAAAACTATAAACTATGTGGAGTATGTTGGCTTGAAACAGGAAACCCAGAGTGTAGAGGTGGACCCGATGGACCCAGAGGAACTGGCGAAGTGGGTGAACGACAACTTGCCCTATTTGGAGGGGACGGAGCAGAGGGCGATAGGGACTCTAGCAATGATGGTGAGGGATTACTCAGACTTCATGGAGGAGAATAACACAGTAGATGAGTTGTTCAGTATGTTCATCTCTATGAGATACAAAGAGGTAATGGATAAGGAGCTACATTAAGGTGAGGTCAGTACGGCACCCAAAGGCGAGGGTGGAGGAAACCCAGGATGCCGCACTGCCTCAAAACTATTGCGAATAAACAGACTCGTATGCCGACTTTAGCTTTGTGTAGGCATCCCTGTTTATTCTTTTGAGCCTTTGTTCTTGGCCTAATTCTAAAACTCTTTTAAAAGCCAAAGCCTTGGCGTTATTATTTTTACTATTTGCTATCGCTCTATACTCTGAAGGGGTAGTTTCTTCTATACCTCCAGCTTGTATTTGACCAGAAACAGCAGCAGAACCAGTTGCCAATCTTTCTGAAGCCTCAGAAGAAATAGCAGATATTCCTCTCTGAACTCCAGTCTGGCCAGCCAAGAATCTTTGAAACCTTTGAGAGCCAATCATAGAAGCCATTGCAGCCCCGGCAGTAACACTGCCCAAGCCGCCTAATAATATCCCTCCAGCACCCAGCGTAGTCCCAATCAGGTTGGAAACTGTGGGGTTCCCAGATTTCAATAACTGGTCAATCTCATCTATTTTCCCTAAAGTTTCTGTGTAAGACTGCATTAGTCTGGCGTTTTCTAACTCAGTTCCGGTAGGATTTGCTCTAGCGTTTGCGAGAGACTCTTGAACCTTTTGTTTCTCAAGATTTAAGGCAATGCTCATTCTTTCTTTTGTGTTTTCATTTATCTTTTTCAGTATGTTTGAAGACCTAGCCCTAGTATCAGCTAAATCATCTGCAACTGATTGAAAGCTACCCTGCCCTTTTACATGAAGCCTAGATTGATTTCTTTTCAATGCTTGTAGCCACTGGTCTTCAGTGAACGCGCCTCTTACCCCGCCCTTTGTGCTTGCAGAAGCGGTAGCGTCAAGGAGGTTTACATAGACTCTCCATGCGTTTTTCTCTGCCTCAAATACTGCGGCCTCAGATTTTGGCAACTGCTTTGTAATTAGGCTATCAATTTCATCAAGAACATTTCTAAGGACAAAACCTCTTTGAGCAGCCTCTCCTCCCTGCCTAAGAAGATTTCTAACCTCTCTTGAATACCTGTTTCTAAGGTCAGATATTGCCTGTCCAGAAATTCTATTTCCGTCTAATTTTCCTTCTAAAAACGCTCTTACAGTAGAGTCAAAATTTATTCTTTTGTCTCCATACAAAAGAGCAAATCCCTCACTATCAACATCGTTCATTCTGTTTTGAATTGAAGCAATGAAGTCATCAGCATTTAGGGTGAAGTTTCTATTTCTGATTACCCCAAAACCATCCTTCCAAGCGTTTTCAAGGAAAGATACAGCGTTTTGTATTCTTCCAGTTTCAATTACTTCATCAAATTCTTTCTGAAGGTCATCGCTCAGATTTCTTGGCGCAGAAGACTTTACTATATTTGTTCTGAAGAGCTTTTCTTTTGCGTTAAGAATGCCCTGAACTACATTAGCCCTTGCAGACTCTATCGTTTGGTATCTCCTTTGAATCTGTAATTCTTTTTCTGGGTCTAGTTTTACGCCTCTTGCTACCTTGTTTTTTATTGATTCGGCAGTGCCTTTTATCCTTGTACTAATGTCTTCAACATATTTGTTTATGCTAGATAATTGAGTAATTCCAGTTCGTTCCTGTATTTCTGCAAAAGTCTTATCTCTGGCAGTAAGCAATGGTTTCTTCAAATTATCTAATTGACTCTTAATCATCCCACCAGCTATAGGAAGGCTTTGAGTAATAGAATTGTATATCTTTGCTAACTTAGAGTCCCCAGAAGCTATCAAAGGAACAAAATCCTCTCCTCTGCCAAGTTCTCTTTCTACTCTTCTCTGAGCCAATGCGGAAATTCCAGTGCCAAGACCCCTAAACACTGTATTAAACAGGATTGCTGTTTTAGCCCCGTCAAAGGCGGCTTGTTCAGCGTCCTCTCCTTGCAAAGAGTAACCAAATCCTGCCAAAGCACCGTAAGCCGCAGCTTGAGGAGAACCAGCGGCTAAAGTCCTAATTGTTTGAGGAGTCGCTTGAGTTACCCTTTCTGCAACAGATGCAGCCCTAGAGGTTAATGGGGCAGATACTTGAGCAATCCTTGGAGATATTCTTTCTAGTACGTTTGATACTACTGGCAATGAGACTCTTGTTGCGGTTTCAGCGGCAGCACCTGGGAGACTTCCTGCTATACCAATGACTGTAGCAGCACCAGTTCCAAGAGCGTTTTCTTCTTGCCACTGCAATCTTTCGTTTTCTAGTCTGCTAACATTTTGTCTATAAAAGTCTGAATAAGAAGTATCTCCACCACCAGAAACGTCTAACGCTTTATCAACTAAAGCAAGGACAGCAGCAGAGGACTCTTCTGATAAACCAAACGTAATTGTGTCTGTTATAACAGCCTGAAACATATTTCTTCCAGACCTATCCTCTTCAAATCCAGGAAGCTCAAGGCCCTCAAACCACCAGTTATCTTGAGTAATTGGTGTTTGTTCAATAATATTTTCTTCAGCAACAGACGCAGGAATAGACTGCTGCTCAGAAGATTGAGAAACACTGTCAGTAGGCTGAGGAGAACCTTCTCGTCTTCTGCGTATTTGCTCTTCTATTCTACGGACTTCTTCTTCAGTCGCTGTAATTCCTTGCTCTGCCATAACCTTTACTCAATCAAAGTCTCTTAAAAGTAATGTTGTCTGCTCTTGGGCCTGACATTCTTTCCCAATTACCCTCATCATCTAAAACATAAATATTAGATGTTCCGTCTGGGTTTTCTAAAACCTCAATTTTTCCTTCATAGTCTGTTCCACTTAAATCAAGCTCTGCTGGAAGACCTAACTCAATAGCTAAAAAGTTTTGATAATGTTTCTCAACTTTATCTAGCTGCTCTAACAATATATCTAAGTCCATGTCTGAACTAATAGAGCCAAGAGTGCTTCCTAATAACGCCAATTCAATGTTAGAGACATTCCCCAACGCGCCTCCAGTTTTGCTTTCATCTCTCATTCTTTGGAGCCTACCAAAAGCAATATTTGCAGTAACTTGAGCAAGCAGTTCATTTAAGTTGGTTTTTGCCTGCGTTGCGTATGCTCCTAATAATGGTATGTCGCCAATTTGTTGGGCTGCTCTACTAGCGGCTCCAGTTGCAGTTACATGACCTTCTGCATAAAGCCTAGCAGCATCAATAGCACCTAATACACTTTGGTTTTCGCGTATCCTAAGAGTTTTTTCTGCAATCCATTCTGGTGATTGACCTGTTTCCGCTTCATTTGTTGAGGCATTAAGAGTTGCGCTAGGAGTGCCATCAACAGTCTGTCCAGGAGCAACATTCTGCAATGTCTGTTCATTTATCTGATAAACTAAATTACCTTCTGCGTCTATCCCAAACAGCGTAGGAACACCGTTTATCTCTGTTTGGAAAGTGGTTTTAGCCCCAGCATCTTCAAATGTTCTGGTTTCTCCAGTAGTTCTGTTAAAAATTGTTGAGTTGCTTAACCTAGCCCAAGAGTCTTCACCCATGCCGCCCTTTTGATTAAGCAATTCCGCAGCCTTATCTGGGGTTATGAGCCTTCTTTCCAGCAAAGAAGCTATATTCTCATTTCCGCTGGCTCTTAAATCAGAGACAAATTGGGGGATATTTCTTCTTGCTATTTCTTGGTCTTCAAGATTTGATAGTCTATATATAGATTCTGCTGCATCTATACTAAATAGATAATCTTGTTGTTGAGCAGTAATAGCGTCCCTTTCTAATTGATTGCCCGCTCTTTGATACTGAAGATCAAATATTTTATTTGCGTTTTCCCTTGCTTGAGCAGAAGTCGCAAGACCCTCCGCAGACTCTGCTACCTCAAAAGGAAGGAGTGTTCTGGCTCTTGTGGTTGACGCTTCTGAAGCTGCTATATCGGCCTCAGCTTTTCTTCTTTGAAGCTCATCGGCTTGTTTCTGTCTAGTCACATCAGCAGCCATAGCTCGCATCTGAGCAGATTGAGCGCCTAGTCCTAGATTACCTACAGCTTGTGCAGCCTGGAGAAGGCTTTGCGGGTCATTAGGGTCTACACCTTTCAGAGCTTCCTGAACCTTCTCAGACTCAGTTCTAACGTCTAGGCCCAACATTCCACCCACATTCCTGCGAAGTGCTTCTTGTCTCTGGGGCATCTGCATAGATAGGGCAGATACTAAAGGTGCTTGAGTCCTAGCTAGTCCCGTAAGACCGCTGGTTAACTCCCGTCCCTTGAGTATGCCTTCACTAAGCATACGCTGTTGACGTTGAGCAGGAGTCTCAATAATGTCGCTAAATAAAGATTGTATGTTAATAGGCATTACTAGCTCCGTTAGTTAGGGTTATAGCTTATTTCGCCAGTAACAGGATTATATTCAATTCCTGTATTACCTAATGCAAAATTACCTGACTGAGTTTGCTGGGCAGTTTGAGTTGTAGAACCACCTGACCTTTCAGCACTCAACAAATCAAACAGACCTTGATACTGCTGCTGTCTAAGGGCGTTTTTAAGAGCTTCAAATCCCAACTGGGATTCTATTGCAGATTCTGCCAAACCAGCCCCTAAACCTAGCCCAGTAGACTGCAAAGTAGCTGCTAGGCGTGAAGCCTCCAGTTGTGGAGTTAACGTCCTTAGTAACTCTTGCTGAGGGGTGTAAGCCGTAGGTATAGCTGATAATCCAAGCTGACCCAATAGGCCCATTCTACCTCTAAACTCACCCAAACCCTGTAGGGTCTGTTGAGATTGTAGGGCTTGCTCAGCACGAGCCTGTTCCATAGCAGATACGGCAGACCTAGCGCGTTGCTCTTCTATGGCTTTATTTAAAGCTAGTTCTTCAGGAGTACCACCAAACATAGAGGTACGGACACCACCCCTACCCTGACCTAAGAGTCTTTCTTCTAACTGAAGTCTGGCTCTTTCTCTTTCAGGAGCCTGTACAGCTTCTAATCTACCAAATATATCTGCTTCTCTCGTTGCTCTAGCAGCAGGGTCTTGGGTCAACATACCAATAATATTAGTCTGCTCCTCACCCCTAGCCATAGGGTCGCCCAAGAAATCAAAAGCACCCTGACCAAATCCAGTCAAAGACCTTTGTAATGCAGCTTCTTCCGGGCTTAGAGCTAACTCAGTGCCTGTTTGGGATATAGTAGCAGCAGAAGGCTGACCAAATACATTCGTTCCCGTGACAGTAAATGGTTTGAACTGAGACTGTCTTCCTACCTCACCCAATAAGCCGCCTTCATAAGTGGGTAAATCGGTAGCGCCACCAAAGAATATGTTAGCTTCTTGACGGGCTTGGCCTATATCTTTAATAGCTTTATCAGTCAGCATACCCTGACCTAAAGCACCTATAAGACCTGCTCCAGGACTACCAAAAAAACCACCACCGCCTTGACCAAAACCAAATAAATTTGCTGCTCCAGCACCAAGGTCTTTATAGTCAACAACGCCGTCTTTGTTTACGTCAAAAATTGACATTAGTAAGTCCCTCCATCAATAGTGCCAGTAAATGTTCCTGACACTGTGAGGTTTGCGGCAGTTGTAGTCCCCGTAAATGTCGGGGCAGCTAAATTAGCCTTAGTAGCTACCGCAGTTGCTATGTTATCAAATTCGGTGTTCACTTCTGTTCCCTTCACCACCTTAGCAGGATTTCCTGACACCAGGGCATCCTTGGCGGCAAAGTTAGTTGTCTTTGTATAGTCAGTCATTAGACAATCCTTCCAAGTAGTGCATGAATATTAAATTGTTGTATAGCTATAGACTTACCATCTACTGTAGTCTCCACTCCTACGGATACGACAGCACCAGAACCAGAAGTATTTATCTTCTGTCTGTTAATTAGGCTTAATGAAGAGGAATACTCAGCTTCAGTGTTGTATTCAGAGATATTGTATTGAGCAGCGTTATTAGCAGGTAAGACATACGCTTGTTTTTTATAAGCATTGGAATAATCGTAGGCCCAGTTCAGTACAACTGTAGCCTCCGCTCCATCAAAGGTAGTTAAGTTAACTTTCTTTAGAAATTTAAGTACGGAGCTATTCCCAAATGCTAGAGGATGGGAGAAGTAACTTAGCTGATAGGAACCTGCGTTGTCCTGATAAGTATCATACTTAGCGATGCCAGTTGCATTGCCAATATAAATAGTGTCATCCACCAAATTAGTAAAACATAGTGGTGAAATGCTAGACCAAGTGGTTGCTCTATACGAACCATCTTGGAGAGGAAACCTAGTATCAAAGACATACACCGTCTGAAGGACGGGAAAGTTAACAAGGACAAACGCTTCTTTAGGCGAATAATGTAATGAGATATTACCCGTTTCACTGGCTACCAGATTCTTAACGTCATTATTGACGTTCTTAGATATATCCCCAATGGGTGAGGATTTTTCCTGAATGGTTCTTGCAAGACTTCTTACGCCTGAACGGTCTAAAAAGATTAAGTCTTTACCAGTAGATGCAACAGCATCTCTAGATACACAACCTATGTTAGATATAGTATCCGCTAGGGTCATAGTAGAAGGAGAATCAGCGCCTTCGTAAATAAGGATAGCGTCCTTACCAAAGATAACTAAGAATCCATTATGAGCAGATAAAGCTACAATCTCATCGTACCCATTAGGCCAAACCTTAGATACGTCTATAGAGCCTGAAGAACCACCAGTCCAAACAGTCCCATCTAATAAATCACTCCAGTAGATAGTAGACTTATCTGTGGCAAAGTCAGCCACCCAAAGCCTACCAAAACCCGCTAAAACTTCGTTACCTTGGGGAGGTGTGCCAGCAGAGCCAGAATGAGAGGACATCTTCTCAACAGCAGCAGCGGCATTAGAATAGACTAAAGGCTCCTGACTTCTTTGAAAAAAATAAGCCTTGTCATTAAAGTTAACTATCTTCCAGTTATCATCAGATACAGTATAAGACCCCGGAGTCTCATCAACTAAAGTAGTAGTGCCTGAGAATATTAAACTGTTCCCAGCAGAGAATACTTTTACATTCCCGCCTGAATCTCTAAATTGGTGTACTGCCTCTATTCCTAAAGAACTTCCTAACACGGAAGCTCCATTGGTAGACACCATAGAATAACCTTTACGCGCAGCAACCCGTCCCTCTTTATCAATAATGCAGTTATCTGCAACTGACGCAAAGGTAGGGTCTTGAGCTAACGGGGCATCTTGAGTGTTTAAACCCGCAAACCCTGGAGCCGTAATAGTTATGCTTTGTAGTTTCTGGGCCATTATCGTACCTGAAAGGTTAACTCAGAAGGATATCTGTTAGCGTCAAATGCAATAGCGTCAGATAAAGCAGTGGAGGCTACAGCGAATTGTTCTGCTGCACTCTGACCTCCAGTCTCACCCCTTTCCCTCAAAGCCATAGCGTATGCTAATTGAATCACTGGGTTGGTAGGTGCTAACAAGCTATCTGAGTCAGTAGTCAAATCAGTCTGTGGTTTAACAACATCAAACCTTAAAGCGTATGCCGCATCAGGCTTTGGATAAACTTGAACCTCTAAATCTCTATTAGAATCCGTCCCTACAAATGTAAAATAATCAGGAGAGCCTGATTGTGGTGTAGTGTTGTAGGTTACGTTATTAAAGTATTCTTTACTTCTAAGGTGCATAAATCTTTTAGACGTAGTGTTCATTACGTCTTTTATAACAGCCAAGTCACCACTACCCGTAAGTGAGTAGGTATCTGTACCACTTACAGTGTTAACAGTTATAGAATCCCTTAAAGCAGTCCAGTCAAAAGAGTTCTCAACTATCTTTTTAGCGTCATTAACTAGGTCGCCAATCAAGGATGAGTAGTCTGTACCATTAACGGTATCTACTGTATCCTCTCTTAATCTGCGGAGGACGTTATTAATTAAGTCTAAGTATGTCATTAGAATCGCCTTCCTATAGATTGAAGCATTCCTAAAGCCTGCGCTACGTTATTTAATTCTTTAAGTTTTGGCTCAAATAATTCTCTTGAAAACATCTGTTCAGTTACAGGGGTACTCTGAATCAAAGCCAGCATCCCCATCTGAGGGGTTGGTTGAGGAGTTGGCTGAGGAGTTGGAGTCTCAGTCAGGATTTGAATAGGTGTCTCAGTAGGTGGCGTATCGTCTCCTAGAGGCCCATCAAATATCCCACCGCCGCCTGATGGCTCGTCATCTGGCTTACCACTTGGTGTTCCTGTAGAGGTTCCTGTAGTCCCTGTAGGAGTTCTAACGGTATCCTCTGCTCCGTCTCCAGCAGTGTCGCCTGCTCCATTGCCATCAGTATCGCCCACACCATCCCCTACTCCATCACCATCCCCGCCACCATTGCCACCAGGTTCATCACTAACGCCTTGGTTTTGAATTGCAGTACCAGATTCAGTTGCAGCCTGATTGATAGACTCAACACTATTACCTGTAGCCTGTGCTACCTCACCTACAGATATGCCTCTTTGATTAACTAGGTCTACAACATTAGTAATTGCATCTTTGTTGTAAGCACCAAATACATCAAACGCTAAATCTATAAAGCCTTTTAAATCTAGCTCATCTTTATCTGTATCTTTCCAGATTTGATTAGGGTCATCTGTTACAACGCCCTCTACCTCTGGAATTAAGTCCACCATGCCTACTGCGCCACCCTCAGGCTCAAGAGGGCCAACAAAAGGCTCAGATATATCGTCCACTGTTATTTCATTTTTTGTAGTGTCAGCAAAAACATCCTCTTCAGGCAAAGGCTGACCAAAAGCATCATAGCCAGCAGCCATTAAAGCTGCATCCACAGCGTCTCTAGGTATGCCTAACATCTGTGTAACAACATCTGAGCTAAAACCAGACTCTCTTAAAAACTCCGCAGTTACATCTGCCTGTTGCTCTGGGGGTACAAGTTCTTGTATTTGAGATAAGACCATATAGGCGTTATCAGCTAAAGATTCGGCAGCCTCAAAGCGGCCTTCCATTTCTTCTTGCATCGAAGGACTAGAAAGCTGAGATAAAATATTATCTAACAACCCCATAAATTGTGGGTCGCCTGCTTGACCGCTTGGGCTTCCAAATGACTCAACAGTAATAGACATTACTCTTCCTCAACCATGTTAGTCAGCATATAGTGAGCGTTGTATTGCAAAATCCCTACTAAATATACTGGGTCTAATCCTTGCTCTATCTTTTCTAAGCACCACTCATAAAGCTCTGCGTCTGCTTGTTCAGCAATAGAGTCCATCTTGTTAACAGGAAACTCTACGATAGTCATCATTTTTCTCTTGAGACACCCTTAGTTTTTTCAAAGGTTCTCATTGCACCTAAACCTAACATACCCATTAGAACAGGCATCATTTCACTCAACGCTATTAAAGGGACTTGAACACCAGTATCAAATAACTCTAAAGCCATATTGACAAAGGGTATTACCAGAAAGTTTCCAGCCATTCCCAAAGCGCATATCCAACCAATGGCAGGTCGCCAACCAGCAACAAACATACTATTGTGGGCTGCTTCAACTTTATTGACCTCAATCTGCGCCATGACCTGCTCTTGAGCATGACGCTCAGCCATAGTAGCTATTTCGTGAGAGAGCTTCTCTTTCAAGTCTTTATCAGGTACTACCTTGTCTAAGATAGAGCTGATTGGGCCAATCAACGCACTTATCATATGAATATAACTGCACAGAATAGGATAACAATAAGACCCAAAGTACAGACAACTACTCTGCCTGCTTCTTCTTCAGTCATATCCTGAACTTTCTCGCGTATCATTTTTCCAATTCGTCTCATAACATTCTTCCTATTACAGTCACAGTAGCTACAATTAGTATCCAAAATAATCTTTCGCCAAAAGCAACAGACGGTGACATCTTCTGTAGCTTATCATCCATCGTGTTTATTCTATCTTCAATGGACGTTTGACGATTAAAGATAGTGGTGATTCTTTCCTCTACACGGGCCAAAGACACAACAGCTTCTTGAAGGTCGTCAATTTTGCTTTCAATCCTGTCTATTCTATTTTCCAACTAGACTCACCGAATAGAAAACAAACATTACTCCTATAAAGCAACCCAACACTACTGATATATCTATCATGGCCGCTCTAGTTTGTGCTGCTTTCCTTGCCTCTGCTATCCTTAAATTCCTTATCCTTGAGCGTTCCCTTAACATATCGTGCCAAAGGTTCGCGTTACCCGTCCAATAGAATAAATCCTTCAATTCCTTTTCTAGCTGCTCTGCCTTCTGTTTCTGGAGCGTAGCCTCTAGTGCTTGGCTTTCTACTGAACTACTACCTAGCAACTTGCTTATCTTACTTGTAGTCTTTGCTTTTTGTTCTAGGACGCTGACTTCTTCTCTAGCATCCCAGAACTTACTAATTACTCTTGTTAAGTCTTGTACTTCTTTCCCTTTATGGACGGCTTTCTTAATAAAGTTAAATGCCTGGTTAGCTGCTGCAACAGCTGCTACTATTTCTGCTGGCATTCTAGTACACCTTTATTCCATCCTCGTTTGGGTTAATTAATATCGGCTTACAATATGTCGTTATTACCTGAGTGCTTGGAGAACCTCTTCGCCTTAACTTAGCTGCAAATAAATTACAGGTGTCTAAATTATAAAAGCACATAGCTTCGCGACAACTATCGTTAGCTACCTCCACACCTCCAATGGTCATAATTAATACAAATACATGAGCCACAATCTTAATCAATATGTCTTTCAACCGACTCGTCTACAGTCTCCAGAGACTCTTTTAACATCTTTAAAAATGAATCTTTGCCGACTTGTAGTTGTTGAAGTTGGAAGTTCATATTCCCAATCTTCCTATCCAAATCTAAACAGTGGTTGGTCAGAACAATCTGCTCTTCTGTGAAATTAGCTGTGTCGTATTCTACTTCGTCTATCGTAATCATCTGAGATTTGTTGTCTTTACTCATTAGATTTCTCCGTTATTTACCAAGGTGTTCCTGTAGTAGTTACAGGGTTTTTATCAGCCTCAATCTTTTGAGTAAGGCTAGATTCGGTTGCGTCTTTGTCTACTGAGTCCCAGACCCAAGCCAGTACGTCAGCTTCAGTTAAAGAGTCATAGGCTACAAAGCCGTCAGCAGTTGCGTCTGGTGTAAAGCCACAAGTGCCGTAAGCAGAGGCAGAGTAGGTGTTTTCACCTACAGTTTCTTCTGCTGATACTCGCCAGTGGGCCACGGTGACTCCACCGTCTGATGTGTTTCTTTCTAATTGAGCAATTGTCCAATTCATTATTCAGTCTCCTGTGATGCTTGATAAGCCGCTATGACTTCTGGTGTGTGAATCGCAGCGCAAATAGCCTGTACCTCTGGTGATTCGTTAGAGTAGTCCTGACCTGCTGAGATAACGTGGCGATGGTAGCCAGATGAAAGCTCTACGCCGTCTTCCATTACCTTGGTACAGGTTCTGACTTGTACTGTTTTGTACTCACCTATGATTTCTATTTTGTCTTCTGTAATTACTTTTTCTAACATTGTATTTTCTCCGTCTCAAGCATCCACTTGAAATAATTAAGCTGTTTCGTAAGTTATTGTAAAAAATATATCTGTTTCTGTATCAATAAAATCTCCAGCAGTAAGTTCGGCGGCATTTGCATTGCTAATCATTTCCATTATCCTAATGTAAGATTGTCCATCTCTTATTTCTGGTACTAAATAAGAATTTGCAATATTTACTTTTGAAGCTCTAAGTGTCCCAGCATATAAAATTAAACTATCGTTGGCTTTTGCTGTAAAAGGAAGACCAGTAACATTTATGTTGCCTAAAGCTCCTGTTACATTGAAATTTGGAACAGTCCCCCAAACCGTAACACTTTGACCAGTTTTAACATAAGACCCTGTGCCACTTGTTGCGCCAGATGTAGGAGATGTTGTTGAAAAGTCTGCTACAGGAGTCCAAGTCCCCTCCTCATAATCATCCAGCTTATTAGCCGAAGTTGTACCGCCTAAGTAAACGCCGCCTGATAGGTAGAGGTCTTTGAAGCGCCTGCTTGAAATTCCTAAATCCGTAACTCCGTCAGAAGACCCTCCTGCTGTGCTTCCAGAAGGGCTTATAGACCCGCTCTCAAAGCGTAGGTTTGCAGTACCATTACCTATATTTAAGTTACCGCCACCTGCACCAATACTACCTACGGTTGTGCCGTCTTTGCGGAATGCAGCAATAGCACCATCAGTAGACTTCCTGTTCAAAATCATCACGCCTGATGACTCAGAGCTACAAGCAAATATCTCACCGTTTGTTGTTAGTGAAATACCTTCAGTGCTTGTTACATTAACATTGTTGTAAACAGAACCAGTATGCCCAACAAGCAAGTTGCCGCTGCTGTCTATGCGGAGGCGTTCTGAGGCGTTAGCACCAAACCTCATAAAATTATTGGTATGGTTGTATTCTATATATCCAGAGTAAAGCGCAGAACCAGATGTACCATCTGCAAAATAAATGTTTCCGTAATTAGTCGCAGATGAATAAATTGTCATTCCAGCTTCACCAGAGCCAGAACCTACTACAAGATTTCTTCCACCTGTTAAAAGACTGCTAGGACTATTAGTGCCAATACCAACATTGCCGCTGTTATCTACGACAAGCCCATCTGTCCAACTTATAGTATTTCCATTTGTACCAGATGCTGCTACCTGAAGATTTATAGTGCCAGCACTAAATGCGACTTGAGATGCAGCCACGCCAGTTGTTCTGTACTCATCGTTTCCAGCAGAGTTTCTATAACTACCCTGTGCAACACCCGCTTCGTTGTAGCTGTCACGACCCCACGCAAAGAATGAATTGTCTATCGTAAGGGCGGTTCTGGTAGAAGATGTAGTTTCCAGCACTGAAACACCAATACCGACATTGCCACTGCTGTCTATGCGCATGCGTTCTGTGCCAGCAAGAGTGCTAAACGTCAACGTATCTGCGCGTAAACCGCTTGATAGGTAGAGGTCTTTGAATTGTCTAACACTTGAACCTAAATCAATAGTCGCATCTATTGTTGCTCCATTTTGCATTGGAATAAATGCGCTTGAATTAAATTGCAGGCCACTATTTGTGTTACCTGAAACCTGTAATGCCCCCCCTGAAGCACCAATACTACCTACGTCTGTGCCGTCTTTTCTTAACAAAATGATTGAGCCATCAGAATCCATTCTGTTAAATAAAGCAGTAGTTTCGTTGCTTCTGGCGGCGGAAATGTAACCAGTTGCTCCAAAAGCTACTCCTGCATCGCCACCCGCACCGTTGTTTGACGGATTAATATCAGTAGTACCCACCAGCAAGTTGCCACTGGAGTCAATGCGCATTGCTTCTGTGTTGTTGGTTTCAAACGCAATATCATCTCCGCTTGCGCCAAAGCGCGGCTCTGTTACTGTATTGCCATCTTTTAACTGAATGCGTTGGTCACCAGAACCTGTACGCTCAAACAAAGCTGTGTTTTTTACTGAATCAGATACATGAAGAGTATTTGAAGGACTCGTAGTACCAATACCCAAATTGCCACTGCTGTCGATGCGCATACTTTCACCTGCGTCTGCGCCAGCAGAGCTTGCTGCAACAGTGTTAAAGGTCAAATATGCGTCATCACCCAAAGAACCGGCAGCATAAGCCCCAATGTATGCCGCTACGTTTTGCCCCTCACCTGAATTGTCTTCGTTGAACCAATCAATTCTTCCAATAAGGTCGTTTTGGGCGTAGCTTTCACTCTCTCGCGTTAGAGTTATAGTCCCGCCAGTAGTTGTCCCTACTACCAAATCGCCTGAAGCATTAGATGAAGATGAAACGCCAATTGAGGCTGTGCCTGATAGGTAGAAGTCTTTGAAGCGTCTTGTTGCCGCCCCTAAATCAATAGCCGCATCTCTTGAACCACCTGTAGAAGTAACAGGCGCAATTTCGCTTCCTAAGAATGCAATATGCGAATCAGTACTATATTCAGACCCAATGTACAAATAGCCACTGTTAGTACCAATAACACCCACGCTTGTGCCATCTTTGGCAAACTCAGCTATGCTACCATCAGTTGTATTACGGCGAACATAAAGCGGCCTTCCACTATCTCTTATAAAAGAAACAAATCCCGGGCTGCTACCGCTTAATCGTATTCCAACACTTGTACTATCGTTTACAGTCTTACCAACTAACAATGAGCCGTCTGAAACAATACGCATTGCTTCTGAGCCAGCAGTAGAAAACCCTAAAGTATCTGCTAACGCTCTAAACAAACCAGTATTTGAGTCTGAATCAAACGTAAAACTAGGAGAAGATGCGTTACCAGACGAGCCAGTTATAGTGCCGCCAGTTATAGTGCCGCCAATGTATAGATTACGCCATTGCTTGCTTGTTGAGCCGAGGTCATAAGTATCATCAGTGTTAGGAAGAATGTGAGAATCAACATCAGCATTTAGCGATATTGAGTCTGTATCTGCATCACCAAAAGTTAAATTGCCTGAAATTGTAGCGTTGCCTGTTACTGTTAAATTTCCACCAATACTTAAATCATTAGAGGCTGTTACATTACCCGTAAGAGTAGAAGCACCCGTAATAGCAAGAGTTCCACCAGCTGTTACGTTGCTAGAAAACGTCCCCGTAGAACCAGCAACAGTCCCGCCGCTAATTGAACCAGTAACATCGCCCGTAACATCGCCAGTTAAATTACCAGTAACATCACCAGTAATATCTCCTGTTACATCTCCTGTAAGGTTTCCAGAAAATCCTGAACTAGATGTTACAGTTCCAGAGGCAGTAATAGCACCAGTTGTAATTGAAGAAGGATTAGTTCCAATCTCAATAATTGTTGCACCGGAGTCCTCCGTAAAGAGTCTCTTGTCTGCGGTATTTACAGCAAGCTCACCTTGTACTAAGTCTGAGGCCGTAGGAACGGCTGACGAAGTTGAGGAAAACTTAGTAATAATTGTTGCCATCTATTTCACCACTTAACTTTATCTGCCCAGTAAGCTGCTGAACATTTGCCTTTAGCAATGTTCTTTGCGTGACGCGCCTTAAAAGACTTCCTCCTCGCCTTCTCTGCCGCTGTCTTCGGATTCTTGCCAGCACCTTTAACGCCCTGCTGACCAAAGCGAATTGTCTTAATGCTTCCATCCCCACACTTAGCTACAACAACGTGGCTTTTAGTAGGGTGGTTAGGAGTCCTCTTAGGTTTGTTAAAACCAGAGACACCTGCTCTTTCTAATCTTGGGTCTTTCTTTTTCATAATAAAAAGTCAGGGGGCCGAAGCCCCCTAACCTATCCTAACTTATACGTCAGGGACACAAAGGATGAAGCCAGCCTCTGGACGATGTGCTTGAACACCATAAAGGGTGTCAGCAGTGTACAGAGTTGACAAATACTCTTGCTTGTACTGAGTTTG